GCGCGCCGCCCCAATTCTTAAGCAAATATCTTGTTGATTTTATTTGGGTTTGTTAGTTAAAGTTGAATGGCATGAAGCAATGCCGACGTTGCAAAGAGCAAACCGACAATTTCGGGCGCGACAAATCGAAGCCTGATGGGCTGAACATTTATTGCCGCCGTTGCATCAACCTCGGCAACATCAATCAGCGATACAATCGACGCGAATATTCCAGACGTCGGATAATCGAACGGCGGCAATTGCCCTGTCGCCAATGCGGCGGGCCGCCATCGTTCGGCAAGAATGGCCGCAAGCGTCCGATCTGCGACACATGCCGCGAAACCAACGCAAAAGCACATAGCTCTTATCTCACTCCGACGAGGAAGGCGCAAAGGAACGAGCGCGATGCAGTTAGGCGTCAGGTCGATCCGGTCTTTCGGCTCAAACGCAATATGCGCCGCACGATCCATCGAGTTCTGACGACATCAAAACGCGGTCAACGAACCTTCGCCATTCTCGGTTACACAGCCGACGACTTGAAGCGGCACCTAGAGCGGCAATTCCTGCCGGGCATGTCATGGTTGAATTACGGCGAATGGGAAGTCGAGCATATTCTGCCGGTGGCGCTGTTCGATCTGCCGGCGGAAGTGCGGGAGTGCTGGGCGCTGACGAACCTGCGACCGTGGCCCGCGCTCGACAATTTGAAGAAGGGCGCGCAGCGGCTTCACCTGATCTAAACAAAAACCCCGCCGTGTGAGGGCGGGGCTTGGCTTTCTTCGGTGCTGGGATCAGGCATCCTCCCACCATCGCCACGGCGGCGATCGTTTGCGCCGGGGCTGATCGTTGGTGATCCACTTCGCGACAACGATCGCGAGCACGATGACGAAGAACAGAACTAGGGCGATGGCGATCATGGCGTCACCTTCGGATTATGCCTGCGGATCGCTTCGGCCATCTCTGCAACTGTTTCTGCCGGTAGCTCGAACTTCGCCACGTCGGTGTCGCCATCGCGCAGGATGACGTGAACTCTGGGATCGTCGTCTGTGACGTACCATGACATTGACGTCTCGGCTTTGACAAATCCGGTGATCATCGCCGGCCTCCCTTCTTTACCGCGAGCGCGACCTGATCCGGGTTGATGCCGAACGAGGCCATGGTTTCGAGGATGGTTTCGATCAGCGGCGGCACCGGCAGTTCGCCCTTGAGGTAGCGCCGCAACGATCGCTCGTCGCAATGCAGGAAGTCGGCGGCCTCTCGCCGCGTCGCGAACATATCTTTGAGGATGCTTTCAAGCCTTTTGGTTTTCATCGTTCCGCTCCTTTGCGTAATCTTCCGTCATGGCGACCAGGGCGAAGCCAAGCATCCGCGCGACGCGGTTGTCGAAGGTGCAGCCGTCCGCGTCTGGATCGTTGGTGCTGATATAGATGCGATCCTTGTCGATCCGTTCGACCATCGCGCTACGGTGGTCCTCGGCTTCGAAGTAGGCGCGCGCGGTCATGGCTTCATTCCTTCCGGGGCGGGTTGCGGCCACTGCCAGATCAGCTTGCCGTTGGCTCTGATCTCCGGCCGCTTGATCCGACCATGCTTGATCGCGAACTCGATTTGCGCGACGCGCTCGAACCAAACAGGTTCGGGTATTTCTGTCAGGTTGCACGTCTCGCCAAGCTGGTCGTAGCCGTAGAACACGGCGGGGCCGGCGATCAGCCGCCCCTCAAGGCCAAAGTAGAATTGCTCGCGCGCCGGCACGAACATTCCGAACTCATAGACGACGTAGCCGATGCCGCGCTTGTGGCTGCCATGGTCAACCTCGTCGGGGTTGAGCCCGGCGAAGCGTTCGGCATCTTGGAGGGTTTCGAACCGCGCGCCTGTCACCAAGCGCTTTGCCGGATCGACGATGATGAATTGCGTTGTGTTGCTCATGGTCGCTCCTTCAAGTTATCAAGGTGCCGCGCGGCACGGGTCACGCGATCATCGTGATTGATCGCATCCTTTAATCGATGATTGGCTTCGTGCATCTCCATGATCAGGAAGCCGAAGCGCACCGCCAGTTCACCGTCGCGGGTTTCTGGCGGAAGTTTTTGGCGCAGGGTTTCGAATGCCCGCTCCATCACGTCGTAACAATAGCTCATTGCTCATTGCTCCTGTTTCAAAGTGGTCGCTGCCGCATACCGGGCACGCTTCGGTGTTCTTCGTATTGTACGTCGCGCTCATTCCAGCCGACCGGCAGCGTTGTGCCGAGAAGCAGCACCCATAGGTGCCACTTGTTCGAGGTATCGACCAAGCGGCTTTCTGCCGGGTAGACTTCAAAGCCTTCGCGCTCCGGCCCGCAAATCTCATTCTTGATTTGCTGGAAGTGACGCCAGTCCTTGAACATCGAGCCATCACGGCGGCGGATGCAGAGATGGGTTAAGCCGCGCTCCTGCTCGTCAGCCTGCACTTGGTATAGATCGTTGACGTAGTAAGTGCAGCGCGCGAACTCGGCATCGAGACGGCGGCGCGCTTCGTCCGCGTCGCCGTAAAGCTTCGTCGCAACTTCGATGATCTCTGGCCGCTCGGGCTCGAAGTCGTCATGGCTGATCTTGGTCAGCGGTCGCCAGTGTCGGGGAAGCCTCCGCTGATGACGTTAAGGGAAAAATTCCATCTGATCGCAAGCGTTCTGCGCTGACGGTGGTGACGTCCCCGTAGCAAGGGACGTCGGGCCAGTGTCGGCCAAGGAGTAACCTTTCGTCGGGCCTTCAATCTGTTCGCTTTCTTTGTATGAGTAAGATAGGGCATGGTGTCCGGTTTTGCAAGGGCGAGACTAAAGTGACTTTCTTTGAACAAATCAAGCACTTAGCGGGTTGCATCCGGGCACGGTGTCCGGTTACTATCGCCGGGCACGGTGTCCGGGTAGGGCATGAAAAAAGCCGCCGGCCGGGTGAGGGTCGGCGGCTAGGGTTGTTCAATATTTACCGGCGTTTCTTGCGCCTCGGCTTGCTCTTATAGTTCGCGCGCAGCCGCGCAAGCGCTTCCTGTTTTTTCACTTCGGCCTTGTGTTCCATCTCGCGACGGAATGCCTTGGTGGCTGCGTCTTCTTCGCGCCGCGCGGCTGCGAACTTGCGCGGCTTCGTCAGCTTCACGCCGCGCCATGCTGCGCGACGTTCTTCTTGCGGGATGCGCAAATATTCGGGGATGTCGAGATCGTTCATTGCTCTTGCTCCTTGCTGTAGTGAACTCGCGCACTATAGCAAACGGCGTTTCTAGATTTTAGATTTTGCGCGAAGGCGGGTGCGAGAAGTCCGCGCCGCTGTTGATGTCACGTCGCAGTTTTCGAAAACTTGACATCGATGGAATGCGGACATCTGATGCGCCGATCGATGCGGCTGATGCGAGAAGTCCAATAACGGCGCGCGTCGTGATCGCGAAAAATAATTTTTCGGAGACGTCATGGCAAAAACAAATCCGATCATCGTCACCGGCGGGATCGTCTGCACCGCGCTCGCATTTTCGAAAGCGCGCCTCGACCAGCTTGTTGATGAAGGCGTGATCCAGCGCGTTGCCAAGGGACAATATGATCTGATTGATGCATGCGCGCGCTATGTGAAATATATGCGCAACGAAGATCGGCGATCGACAAAGGGCGCTGCCGACGTCCGCGTCCGCGACGCGCGAGCCCATGAGATCGAGATCAGGACAGCCGAACGCATGGGCCGGCTGGTATCGGTCGAAGACTTCGATGCGATGATCGACGAGATCGGCGGCGCATTCCGGGCGGAAATTGGCGGCTTGCCAGCGCGCGTGACGCGTGATCTTACTTTGCGCAGAAAAATCGAAGTGGAAGGCCATGCCATCCTCAACCGCGTCGCCGATGTTGCCATCAAGAATGCCGCACGGCTGGAGGCGTCTCGCGCAAATCCTAACGCCTTCGCCGGTGATGTATCCCGACGAATGGGCGGTGAGCAATCGAAGTTACAAGGCGACCGCAGCGCTTCCCGGCCCGCGTGATCCGTACCTGACGCCCTACGTCGTCCAGCCGGAGCGCGCCGCCGCCGATTGTCTATCCAAGCGCATCGTCATGGTGTTCGGCGCGCAGACCGGCAAGACCGAAGCGTTGCTCGACATTGCCGGCTGCCGCCTAGATCAAAAGCCGACGCCGATCCTGTATGTCGGACCTAACAAGCAATTTCTTACCGAACAGTTCGAACCGCGCGTGATGGCGCTGCTCGATGAAGCGCCGACGCTGATGGCGAAGGTTGCGCGCGGCAAGCGCATGACGAAGACGCGCAAGACCATTGCTGGCGTCTCGCTTCGTCTGGCGCATGCGCGATCGTCGGCGGCCTTGAAAAGCGATCCGGCCGGATTGGCGTTCATCGACGAGTATGATGAAATGCTCGCCAACATCACGGGGCAGGGCGATCCGCTCGGTCTTGTCGAGAGACGCGGCGACACGTTTCCCGACTTCGTCTGTGTCGTGACGTCGACCTGCAAAACCGGCATGGTGGATACCGTGAAGGATGAAGCGAGCGGGCTGACGTTCTGGGCGAAAGCGCCGCCAGAGGATGTCGCCGAAAGTCCGATCTGGGCACTCTGGCAACAGGGCACGCGTTATCATTGGTGCTGGCCTTGCCCCGAATGCGATCAATATTTCGTGCCGCGCTTCGATCTGATGCGTTGGCCCGAAAACGTGACGCCGCGCGAGGCCGCATCAAAAGCCTATCTCGAATGTCCGCATTGCGGCGGCGTGATCGAGAACAAGCACAAGGTTTCGATGAATGAGCGCGGTCGCTACGTCTCGCCTGGGCAAACCATCGACAATGACGGCAACGTCAGCGGCAATCCGCCGGATAGTTCGACGATGTCGTTTTGGGTTTCCGGTCTGGCATCGCCGTTCGTTTCGTTCGGCGATCGATTGCTTGCCTATCTCGATGCGATCGAGAAGGCCGACGACGCGGCAATCCAAACGGCGATCAACGCCGGGTTCGGCGAACTCTACACGCGCGGCGGCCATGACGTTAAGGAATGGCAGGAAGTTGCCGCGCTGCGCCAGCCGCACTTCATGGGCGAAGTGCCGAAAGGCGTCGTGCGCCTCACGGCAGCGGTCGACGTGCAAAAAAATGCGCTCTACTACTCGGTGCGCGGCTGGGGTGCGCGCGCGTCATCGTGGCAGATCGTTTCGGGTAAGCTGACCGGGATGACCGATCAACAGGAAATCTGGGCTGAACTCGCCGAAGTGCTTACCCATACATGGGCGGACATGCCGATTTCGCTGGCGCTGATCGATAGCGGCTTTCGGCCGCGCAAGGAGGAAGGCGAAGCCGATAAGGCGGTCAACATCATCTATTCGTTCTGCCGCCGCTATGCGCGCTTCGTCCGCGCCACCAAGGGCTACAACGTACTTTCTGCCCCGATCATGCGATCGAAGATCGACGTGACGATCCCCGGCCGCAAGATGCCGGGCAAGATCGAACTTGTGCGGCTCGATACCGACTTTTGGAAGTCTCGCGTCCATGAGCGGCTGTCATGGCCGGACAATCAGGCCGGCGGCTTCCTGCTCGCGGCCGACGCCACCGACGACTACTGCAAGCAGCTTGTTTCCGAGGTTCGCAAGACATCGCCGGCCGGAATGCCGCAATGGATCACCATCAGCCGGGCGAACCACTATTTCGATTGCGAGGCAATGAACGAAGCCGCCGGGCATATGCT